GGATTTTGTCCTAGCACACTCAATCACGGGCGGTCAAGCTTTTTTTTAATCTGCGTAGACTAATCTTCTGCGTTAATAACCAAGGGTCCTAGATAAGCCACCATGCGGTGATGGTCTACAAGCAAACTGGACAATAATCTTTTTGATATTGTTACACTTTTTTTTCGACCATTACCATCTACAATCTCATGTATGTTCTGTAGTTCTTCTTTTGAAGTCTCTAGGCTTATCTGTCTCATTTACTTTATCTCAGTTATTACCCAACGTCCACGTTCTGCTAGGTGAGGAAAACGTCTAGCCCAATCTTTAGGATAGATACCTAACTCACCTTCATACTTCCACTCCCAACGCAAGGTCTTGCCATCATGTGCGCGAGTGCTGTACTCTGGCTCTGGCCGTTTGCTGCGCTGTTTGTAATCCCGACGTTTTTTTACTTCCGACATTTTATTTGTCCTGTTTCAATGTTGTAATAGACTAGTTCTACACCTAGTTTCTTCTGTATGGGAGATAATTGACGATTAATCATCGTACCCGGCTTCCAATTAGCATCATTGGAACGGAACGACATTGTTTTTACCTCGACAAGTTTTACGTCTTTTGTTTCAGGATTTATAGCGACAAAATCCACAGGTCCAGTGTTGTTAGTTTCATTGTACACATGGTATCCACTGTCAGCGTAGTATCGCATCGCGCCTAGTTTGGACTGTAGGCCCTTTTTCTCTTTAGCATTCATATCAATACACCACGTTGTAGTCTTCTACAGGAGATTTGTAATTAGGACCAGACTTACAGCTATCGCACACAAACATGACCTTGTGCAGCAGTTTATCTTTCCGACAAGACAAACACTTTCTAACTCTGTACTGATCTTTATTTTTCATGTTTTCTCTTGCGTTTTCTAACTGTTCGACAACTGCAGAAAAATCTACACGCTTTGATTTCTTTTTGCCCATGTGGGTAAACCGGCCATCATACCTGTTTAAAATACCTATTACAGCATTCCTCGACATATCTACACCACAATAGTCCTTGTACTCAGGCGACATTACCTCTGCAATCTGACGGGCTGATAGACCACGCTCTCTGCTCAGTTGAAATACCTTTGTTATAAACTCGTCCGTGTGTTTTTTTGTAGCTACCACTTTTCTTTTCCTTATCAAACCAGCAACTCGCACATAGGTTTTGGTTATCTCTTGTTACCACTGCCATATCGTTGCACTCTTCACAACTAACCATCAACGCACTCCTCTGGGTTTTTTAAAGATAGACTACATATCTGATTTAGACAGTGTGTGATAAGCAGAATACCATGCTTGTCACTCGGCGCATGGCACATCACTGAAAGCATCGACTGCATCAACGCAGATTCTGTTACATCTAAACAATCTACAAACTCCTCTAGACATAGATCAATCTCTGCCTCAATACGAGAGGCTACCATTTGTCTTTCTTGGTCAGATAAACTCATGTTTGATCCCATCCACTACGACATAATTCACGGTTGACAAGTTTACGTTCCTATACCCTTTGGCATAGTTATCATAGACAGTCATCATTTGTTTGTTGGTATTACAATCTCTGCCGCCCTTTGTGTGCTTCTTGACACCAAGACGGCCATTTATTCTGCGGAGACTACCATCTCTCTTGACAAACTCGATTGTAAAGAATTTATCCTGAACCGTGGCCTCAATTATTCGGCGCATCATGTCCGGGTTTTCGACTCTCTTCGAGGGAATGGTGATCATGGGTCACCTCTGCTGTTGAAGGAAGCTGCACCATACCTGAGATTTTTTTGAATGTCAAGCGAAAATATATTTGACAGGCTCAAAAATCCATGCTATCAGGCACGTTGCCGTGTCCCGAAATTGAGGATATTATATTTATGATTAATATAATTAAAGATTATATCTATAATCTAGATATACCTCTTGGTACTTCTATAAGATTAGATTGTCCTATATGTGATGGAACTAATACCCTATCAGTTACTCAGTTCAGTGATTGTGTAAAGTATTACTGCTTCCATGCAAACTGTAGTAAAGGTGGTGTAATCAAAGAAGGACTAAGTATATCCTCTTTCTCTGCACAAGATGAAATCCTAAAACCGAATGAGCCTGTAGGTCTTGAGCTAGAGAAACAGAACTGGCGTAAGAACAATCTACCTGCACACTTTTTTGAGTACATCAAACGCAATAACTGCATTGCGGCATGGTCAAAAGAAATAGCTGACATACGGTACGACTACAAGCGGGACAGGGCAGTCTTTCTTGTAAAAGACAGAACAAAGATAGTTGATGCTGCTGGCAGGTACATCGGGTCCGGTTTGCATTCAGGACCAAAATGGTACAGGTATGGTGGGAGCAAGCTGCCGTTTATTTGTGGTAAACACGATCACGCAGTGATTGTAGAAGATTGTGCATCAGCGGCATCTGTATCAGGTTTTGCAACAGGTGTGGCGCTACTAGGCACATTCCTACAAGATGAGGCTTTGTCCGCACTAGATGGATTCAAAAACATTACCGTAGCATTAGACAAAGATGCATCAGATAAGTCTGTAGACATCGCACTAAGACTTAACGCTGCATACGGAGACATTGTTGATGTGTGCCTGTTGGATAGAGACTTGAAAAGATTAACTGAGGATGAAGCAAAGGAGGTACTAAAGATATGATTGATAAGGCTGTGCTTGTAGCATGTCTACAGAAGGACAACTTCAATCGTGTATCTGGTTTAATTAAGAAGGAGTATTTTTCAAAGGAGGTGGCTACTATTGTAGAGACTATTAGCCATCTACACAAAACATACGAGGGTGATCTATCGTTAGCTGATGTAGCATTGGCACATGATGAGCGTTACCCGGCTATGCCCGAGGCGACTAAGCAAAAGGCTACGCAACAACTTGAAGAATTAAAAGGTGTGACAGTAAACCCTGAACTAGCAGGAAATGTTCTGCATAGTTTCTGGAAACGAGCAAAGGCAAAAGAGATAGGAGAAGAAGCCCTTGACATATTTCTTGGTAAATCTAGCGATACTTACTCTCTTCTTACTAGTGTAGAAGAACTAAAGAACAATGAGGTCAAAGGCTCCAAGAGTTACACAGTGCTTGAAGACAGCATTGAAGACAGCTTGGAAGAGTTCGAGCGTGATCCTGAGTTTATATTTCCTACACAGATACGCGACTATGTACCGGGCATAGATCGACAAAATCTTGGTGTAATCTTTGCACGGCCAGAGATAGGCAAGACAAGTTTTTCTGCATGGTTATCTGGCTGGTATGTGCGGAACAAGTTTCACGTAGCATACTGGGGTAATGAGGAGCCTGTTAAGAAGACACGTATGCGTGTTGCCAAATCTATTACAGAACGCTCCCGTCTTGAGGTACTGCAGGACAAACAGGGTTTTGTACAGGAATACCAAGAGAACATACTGCCGTACATATCTTTCATGGATTGTGTTGGTACATCAATACAAGAGATTGAGGACTATTGCTCACGCAATGAAGTTGACATAGTGTTCATTGACCAGCTTGACAAGATCAGAATAGACGGTGAGTTCTCGCGCGGCGATGAGCGGCTGAAGGAGTTGTACTGCAGGTCCAGAGAGCTTGCCAAGCGGCACAACGTAGCAGTGTGGGCAATCTCCCAAGCGTCTTATGATGCTCACGGAAGAGAGAGTATAGACTATTCCATGCTTGATGGAAGTAAGACAGGTAAGGCTGGTGAAGCAGATATTATTGTAGGTATTGGTGTAGCGGAGCATGAAGAGTTTAGAACTATTAAGTTCTCTAAGAACAAGATAAATGGTTGGCATGGGTCGTTGGTTTTACGGCGAGATGGGGATAGAGATATATTCTCATGATCACCGTTCTTGACATAGAAACAACAATGGACTTCGAAAGTTCTACATCATCTCCGTATGACGGTCAGCAGATTGTGTTTGTTGGGTACAGAAGCTTTACACCAGACCTGTCAGTGTTTGAAAGCAACGAGTTGTTCTTCTTTCATAACCAGTGTGAGCCTACGCCCCAAGCAAAGGACAGGCTACAGAAAAAGCTAGACGAGACAACCTGTTTGGTTGGTCATAACCTCAAGTTTGATTTACAGTGGCTAAGAGAGTGTGGCTTCCAGTATAATATGTCTTTGTGGGATACCATGATTGCTGAGTACTTGCTTTGTCGAGGCATTAAGAAATCAATTAGCCTTGCAGAGTGCGCCAAGCGCAGAGGCTTGCCTGAAAAGAGAGTAGACCTCACGGATCAGTACATAAAGGACAAGGTATCTTACGAAGATATGCCGTGTGATGTGGTTAGAGAGTATTGTATGGCTGATGTAGACACAACAAATGAATTAGCCAAACAACAGCTAGCAGAACTAGAAATGTCTTGGCCTAGCAGGGAGAGCCTAGTTTGAAACAGGTTGTAAAACTCAGCATGGAGATGCTAGATGCTCTTATCGACATTGAGAGAGCAGGGATAAAGATATCAAATGAAAAGCTTGCAAAAATTAAAGCAGACTATCAGGCAGAGTATGATCAGTTGTATAGTGACCTTATGGATATCGCTGAGATTGCTATGGGGGACACTCCAATCAACCTTGATAGCCCGGATGACCGCAGTAAGTTGCTGTACTCCCGTGAGGTTGTGGACAAGGCTGCGTGGAAAGAAGCGTTCAACATAGGAACAGAGCAGCGCGGACATACTAAGAAACAAAAGCGTAAAACAAAAATGTCCCCTACAATGTTTAAGGAGACAGTGAAACAATTAGCCCCGGTGTTCCGCAAGACTAGAGGCGAGAGGTGTGAAGAGTGCGGCGGTACAGGCCGTAGAAGAAACAGACTGAAGTCTGGCGCGTTGAGTAAGAATGTTGTAAAGTGTAAGCTCTGTACTGGAACAGGCGTAATCTATGTGAAGTTAAACGAACCCGCAGGACTAAGAGTTATACCGCGTGGGCCAGAGGACACCGCCGCTGCAGGTTTTAGAACAGATAAAGAAACTTTATCCGAGATACGTCTTGAGTTAGAGGGCGATGCGAGAGAGTTCGTAGACAAGTACACACGTTACTCAATGATTAGAACGTATCTAAATACGTTTGTAGATAGCTTGGAGAAGTATCAAGATGATAGAGGTTTTATTCATCCTAACTTTAATCAGTGCGTCACTGCTACTGGAAGACTGTCATCAAGTAGACCAAACTTTCAGAATATGCCTAGAGGAGCAACATTCCCTGCAAGAGAGGCAATTGTTTCTAGGTATGAAGGTGGTTACATTCTAGAAGGTGACTACTCACAGCTAGAGTTTCGTGTAGCTGGCTATTTATCACAAGACGCTGTGATCTATGAAGAGGTAAAGAGCGGCTTTGATGTTCACTCTTACACCGCTGAGATCATGGGGGTTAGCCGTCAGGATGCAAAGGCCCACACATTCAAGCCGCTGTACGGTGGTGTGCTTGGGACTAATCGTGAGATGGCTTACTACTCTGCTTTCCGTAACAAGTATCAGGGTGTGACTGAATGGCATGATAAGCTGCAGGAACAAGCAGTTACAAATAAACAGGTTGTTCTACCTTCTGGTAGAGAGTATGCTTTTCCCTATGCAAAGTATACCAGATATGGTACAACCGTTGGATCAACATCGATCAAGAACTATCCGGTGCAGGGTTTTGCCACGGCAGACCTTTTGCCATTAGCCCTAATAAAGCTTCACAAGTCTTTAAAGGCTGTGCAAGAACCAGCGCCCAAGAGCAAGATCATAAACACAGTCCATGACTCTATCATCATGGACGTTCACCCTGACGAAAAGGATTGGATGGTTGAATTATTGAAAAGGAGTATGTTGTGTATACCTGAAGAATGTAGTAGAGAGTTTGGTATTGACTTTGATATGCCCATTGAGATAGAACTCAAAATGGGTACTGATTGGCTTAATCTAGAGGAGCTAGAAATATGAGCGATATGATTACGATGGACGATCTGAACGAAGAGAACATGGCTAAACTTGCAGCTATGGTCGGTCAGACTGAAACACGTTCAAACGTGCAGCAGGGACTCCCCCGGCTAGCAATTGAACAACAGGCAGATGACGATGACGGTGAGCCGTTGCCGAAGGGTAGCTTCCGCATTCGTCTGGACAACAACACTGTGTACGCTAAAGAGATCACTGTGCGTATATTTGTACGTTGGTACTCTTATGATATGTATGTAAAAGACAAACCTGAAGAAACTATTAGGACTGTTCTCTCTTCATCTCTGAGTGATGATTTTCCTGATACAAGTGGGGGTAACAAGTGCGGTAGATTGAGCAAGCAAGAAGTTGAAGCTCTGCCACCCAACTCGCTTGAGTTCGCTAGACAGAAAAACATCAAGTGTACGCAGGTGGTGTACGGTATTATCACAGGCGCTAAGGATGCTACGGACACTGCTGGTGAGACTGTTGATCTCAAAGGCACTCCATTCATCTGGTCTGTCCGTGGTTCTGCGTTCATGCCCGTGGCTAACTACATTCGTGAAGTACCTTCCAACAAAATCATCTTTGGTCAGAAGGTTAGCATTGCCACCAAGCGTCATAAGAACGGAGGCATTACGTACTACACCCCAGTGTTTGATAAGCCGCAGCCTGTAAAGATTGTGGATGAGGATGTAGAAACTCTCAATACCTTCATGAAGGACATTGAGAAGTGGAACGAGCGTGTACTCAAACAGTACAACGAGCGTAAGGAAAACGTGCTTGCTATGGATGATCTTGATGTAGCAAACTCGTTGGAAGTTGCTGGCTAATGACCTCAATGCTGCTACATAAAGTACAGCATTTCCTAGAAAAAGCGTCGAGGGGTGAAGGCGAAGGTCTTCCCCCTCACCTTATTGATGAATTTAAGGAGATGTGTGGCTCCGCTATCGAACGTCAGTTCAGTGAAAAGCGTGGTTCAAAAGTGCGTATGTCTGGCGTAGGCAAGCCTCTATGCCAGCAGAAGTTATCCGCAAGAGATGACGTAGAAGAAGATGTAGACTACACAATGGTCATGAAGTTTCTGTTTGGAGATATCATAGAGGCCATAGCAGTTACAGTTATGAAAGCTGCAGGTGTAAATATACAAAGCGAACAGGAAGCTGTTAGCCTAGACATTGGTGGCACTACACTGCGTGGCACATACGATGTCAAAATAGATGATAAGATATATGACATAAAGAGTGCTGCTCCCGGTGCGTTCTCTATGAAGTTCGCGGCTAACCGTGGTTACAACAACATTAAGAAGGATGATGTGTTTGGCTACGTGCCGCAGGGCTACCTGTATGCAGAGGCGGCTGGCTCTACCTTCGGCGGCTGGATAGCCATCAACAAAGCTACAGGCGAGTGGGCGGTATGTGAGACACCGCTGGTGCAGGACGAGGACAGAGAAGCAGCCCTACAATTAGCCGATAAAAACATACGCAGTGTTCTTGGCGATGAAAAGTTTGAGCGTTGTTTTTCGGATGAACCTGAAACCTACAAGGATAAAGAGACAGGCACTCTCAAAAGAACAGGCAACCGGCTAATGGATAGAACCTGCTCTTACTGTGGCTTTAAGAGGCACTGTTGGCCTGACGCCGCATACAAACAGAAGACAACTTCTACAGCAAACACCAAACCAAGAGTATGGTACACAAAGCATGTAAAGGATGAAATCTGATGCCACTGTATATCACAGAGACTATCACTGAGTTTGAAACACTGTTCAATCCAAAAGCTGCCTTCGTATACTTTGATACAGACAAAGGAGATAGCAGCCATGTAGATGCTCTACTAGTAAAATCTCTACATGAGGACATGCAGCTTCCAGTTATATATAGAAAGAACATGTCTTCAGATGGTATGTGGACTGCAGAAGAGTTTAACTATGAGGGCTCTAGGAAAATGTCGCGCTGCTTTGATGACATACGTTCGTATCTAAGGCAAGGCAGGTTAGTTGTTCTTCCCTCTAGAAGCTTCTCAATTGTAAGAGATATATCTCCTGAGTATGTACAAAAAGATTTAAGTGAGGGCTACATACAGATAGCCAACACTAATCCAGACAGTAAAAATAAGTTTGATTATTATGCGCTTTAGATCAAAGTTTGAGTCAGAAGTTGCTGTTGCTATAAGTCGTATGGGCATTAGTTGGGAGTTTGAACCTGATAAGATACCGTATCAGCCTGACCCTAAAGTATACATACCCGACTTCTACATACCTCGTAATGACATGTACATAGAAGTAAAAGGACGACTAACACAGCAGGATAGAGTAAAGCATCTGCTTGTTAAGAAACAGAACCCGGACGTTGAAGTGAAGTTCTTCTTCGCTAATGCCAACAAAAAGATATACAAGGGTTCAAAGACTACCCATGCAGATTGGGCAGAGCGCCACGGATTTGATTGGGCGCATAAAAAGATACCTGTGGAGTGGTTTGATGAATGATGATGGATTTACGTTTGAGCCGGAAGATGATCTCATAGACGATGAGATGCGAGATAGGATAGAAGAAGAGACATTCTTTTTAGCCCAAGATAGGCTATACATCGTTTTTGATCCTCAAGGGTTTGACAAGGTGAGCGTCCGTGCGTATGATACGTCAGACGCCAAGGATGTATCTGCCGCGCATATTCTGCAGCAAGGTATGCTTAGTCTTCTTGAGACAGACTACGACTACCTTATGCAGCTAGGGCATGAAGCTACCTTGGAACAGATAGTTGAGAAATCAAAACAGAAAGAACAAAGTAGTAATAAGCTGGTAGTTGAAGATGTGTACGATAACATTATCAAGGTAAAGTTCAGCGAGGATAACTGATGCCAGACGAAAAGAAATACAAAGCAGAGCTATTGGCCGCTGTAAACAGCCCACAGCACTACACACAGGGCAGAATGGAGACTATTGATATGATCAAAGAGTCTCTTACAGAGGAAGAGTTTAGCGGATATCTTAAAGGCAACATACTCAAGTACGTGTGCCGATACAAACACAAGGGAATGCCACTAAAAGATTTGATGAAGTCTCAGTGGTATCTAGAGAAATTGATTAAGGAACAAAAAACCAATGAAGAATAATTACTTTCCAACGGATTACCAAGAGTTTATTCATCTGTCGCGCTATGCGCGTTGGCTTGGGAATAGGCGTGAAACTTGGGCTGAGACTGTAGAACGATACTTTGACTTCATGCACTACATCATGAAGGACAAGTATGGACACACAATCCCTAACAGAAAAGAACTTGAAGAGGCTGTTCTTAGCCTTCAGGTGATGCCCTCTATGCGAGCTTTGATGACTTCAGGGTTAGCACTAGAACGTGATAACACTGCTGGCTACAACTGCTCATACATTCCTGTAGATTCACCCCGTGCGTTTGATGAGATACTGTACGTTCTCATGTGCGGAACTGGTGTAGGCTTTTCTGCAGAGAGGCAGTACACCGGAAACTTGCCAACGGTGAATGAACACTTTGAAGAGACTGAAACAACCATCATTGTACAGGATAGCAAGGCAGGATGGGCTAGGGGCCTCCGTGAGTTGATTGCGTGTCTCTACGCTGGTCAGGTGCCAAAATGGGACTTATCGCGTCTACGCCCTGCTGGAGCGCGTTTAAAGACGTTTGGGGGTAGATCGTCTGGACCAGCGCCCCTTGATGATCTTCTTAAATTTACAGTAGGTTTGTTTAAGAATGCTGCGGGTAGGCAGCTATCGCCGCTAGAATGTCACGATCTTGTGTGCAAAATAGCCAGTGTAATTGTTGTAGGCGGTGTGCGTAGGTCAGCACTAATCTCTCTGTCTGATCTTAATTCAAACAGAATGCGCGTTGCTAAATCTGGCGAGTGGTTTAGGGACTACCCGTACCGTGGGCTAGCAAATAACTCTGCAGTTTACTCAGAGCGCCCTGACATGAACACGTTCCTGAAAGAGTGGTACTCGTTGTATGAGTCAAAGTCTGGAGAGAGAGGTATCTTTAATCGTGAATCGGCACAAAATAAAGTGGCTAGTATTGGTCGTCGTGATCCTGATCATGAGTTTGGAACTAACCCTTGCTCTGAAATCATTCTACGCCCCTACCAGTTCTGCAACCTCACAGAAGTAGTTGTTAGAGCGGAAGATACCGTAGCGTCTCTTACAAAGAAAGTTGAGTGGGCTACGCAGCTTGGCACCTATCAGTCCTGTCTTACTGATTTCAAGTATCTGAGAAAGATTTGGAAGCAGAACACGGAAGAAGAAAGACTGCTGGGAGTCAGCCTTACAGGGATTCTTGATAACGAGATGCTGTCTACAAACAATGAAAGGCTTGTAGATTTGCTTGTTGGTCTTAGGACTAATGCTGTTAAGACAAATGAAAAGCTGGCTAAGAAAATTGGTATAAGTCAGTCTGCGGCTATCACATGTGTTAAGCCGTCAGGCACAGTATCACAATTAGTTGATAGTGCGTCTGGCATTCACCCCCGTCACAGCGAATACTACATTCGTACTGTCCGTGGTGATAACAAAGACCCGCTGACGCAGTTTATGATACAGTCGGGTATTCCAGCAGAACCTGCCATCGGCAATGAAGACAACATGACTGTCTTCTCTTTTCCTGTACGTTCACCAAAGGGTGCATTGACTCGCGATAGCCTAACAGCTATCCAGCATCTGGAGTTGTGGAAGACCTACGCAGAAAATTGGTGCGAACACAAACCCTCCATTACTATTTCTGTGAAAGAACATGAGTGGCTTGAGGTTGGTGATTGGGTGTACAAAAACTTTGATTACATCTCTGGTGTATCCTTCCTGCCTCACTCGGACCACACGTATCAACAGGCACCGTACACTGATTGTACTAAAGAAGAGTACGAGAGCTTGGTAGAGAAGATGCCTGACGCGATTAATTGGGAAGGGCTGAAAGAAATTGAAGTAGAGGATACCACAACGGGTTCTCAAGAACTAAGCTGCACAGGCGAAGTCTGTGAGGTTGTGGATATAGGGGCTTAGTGCAGTATGTTACCCGTCTATAATCCTTTTTACTATAAACCTCTACCTGAAGAGATAACAATAAAAGAAAGTGAGATAGAGGGTCTTGGTATCTTTGCAGTTGTAGATATAGAAAAAGGCGTAGATTTAGGTATGACGCATATAAAAGTCCCTATGTTTAGCGGCCTTATAAGAACTCCTATTGGTGGCTTTTTAAATCATTCAGATGATCATAACTGTGAATTAAACATGTCACATGATTGGGATGACTGCCAGATATACAATCTCTTTACCACATGTGAAATAGAAGAAGGTGAAGAGTTAACTTTAGATTATAGTAGATGATAAAAGAAATCCAGATAACTGAGGAGATGCGCCAAAAGGCGGATCACAAAGCTTTCATGCTAGGTGAGTTAAACAACTCTATACTGCGTGGAAGTGGTTCTCATTCTGGATATCTTGGGGAGATGATAGTCGTAAGCGTTCTGGGTGGTAAGGCATCAAACACCTTTGATTACGATATTGTTCTTGATGACGGCACAAGAGTTGATGTGAAGACTAAGAGAACTTCATCTCCCCCACTACCCCACTACTCCTGTTCAGTTGCTAAGTTTAATACTAAACAGAACTGTGACGGTTACGCCTTTGTGCGAGTAAAGTATGATCTGTCTGTAGGATGGTACTTAGGCTACGTAAGCAAACATGATTTTTTTCTTAAAGCTACAGAGCATAAGAAAGGAGAACGCGACCATAGTAATGGGTTCGTGTTTAGAGCAGACTGTTATAATCTGCCAATAAAAGACTTAGAGAGTTATAATGTCAACTAACCGTGACGCTCTGCTGTACAAGATGTCAGTGTCTCTGACGAAGGACGGCAACGTAGCAATTGATTTTGAGGGGCCTCCATCAAAAAAGGATATAGAAGAGGCATTTGATGGATGGAACCCAGACTTTGAAAACACAAAAAAAATAGTCTCGCTGGTGGAATACCTACGAGACTATAGTGATAGACAGTACGAAGACTTAAAAAGCTTTATTTTTTAGGCGGCTCTTTTTTATCTTTTGGTTTAATTGCTTTCTCATAGTAGACTATGAGTTCTTGCTGTTGTTGTATATATCTTTTTAGTTCCGCCATGTTGAGCGCGAGAGTTTCGTAGTCCCGCACACTCACAGCGTAAAATACTAAGTCGCCATTTTCTTTTTCAAATTTCTCTTTAAAAGTATCGAAGTTCCTGTCTGTAACCACATAGAAATATATGTCGTTCAGGCTAACGCTCTTTGGTCTAGCCTGTACAGGAATCTTTCTTTCTACCTCAATCGTTTTTACTTCTAGGGGCAGGACTTTCCTGAAGCTGCTGCACCCCGTCGCCACTAGGGGGAGGAGCAATAGCACCAGAAATAGCTTCAAAGGATTCGAATAGTTTCTTTGTTCCATTGTTTATCTTCTTCTCTACAAGCTGTGGCTTTTTTAGACTAAGGACTAACAGATTGTGCTTGCGTAGCTTGCCTATTAGCGTGTCCCTATAATCGTTAGCCGCCTGTAGTTTCTTCTGCAGATCGTTGTTCAGTTCTTCAAACTTCTGACGATCCTCAATCATAGCGTTGATAGTATCATCCTGCAGTTGCTTTGCAGTCTCTAGCTTGGCATTGTTCTCAGTGAGGGTCTGTATGCGCTCCTGAGTATCTTTGTAGAAGTAGTACCCTCCATAGACTACGCCACCGACTAATCCAAGCACAACTATTAGTATGTAGATTTTAATCACTTCTTAGCACTCATGTATGCGGTCATTCCCATGTATGCTCCAACCACACCTGCTTGTCCAATGTAGAAAAGCCCAAACAGGTCGGAAAGTGCTTTGATCCGTGTATCGGGAAAGATAGGTAGAAACACCAGCGCAGTGAAAACCAGCATGGATACCATAGCCACCCAAGCCATCTTCTTCTGCGCTTCCATCTTTTCTTTTTTTTCTAGAGCTTCCATCACGGCTAGCTCGTTATCGCTCACTACGCCATCATTGTCTAGGTCCAGAGCGTTGTACTCGCTGTCTGGCTGCAGCTTCTTTTGTTCTCCCATGTGACACCTCTACCGTTTCAATTACGGCTTCTATGTTTTCATGCCAGTAGTTAAGAAACTTATGCACTCTTGGATAGTCAGGGACAACATCATTTAGCTGCCACATAAACTCTTGCAGTATATTGTTGTAGTCTGGCATCCAGTAGTACACTCTCAAAACCACTGGCTGTATTTTTATGATCATTTAAGAATCTGATTTTTAGCTTTCAGAATGTTCATACCCAGACCATTGATTGTGCTAAGGATGACCTGTACTTTTTTATTGTCAGATTCGTTGGGCGTGATGGCTGCGAGAATGGAGAAGCCTCCAAACACCGCAAGGGCCAGCACGATGATAGTAATAACTAGTTCCATGTTTATCTCCTAAATCGATCAAGCTCTAGTTGTCTAATTTGTTCGCGTGTCTTTTCTTCTTTTTGCATATTTTCGTGGTATCCAATCGCGTTCAGCACCACCGTAAATACGTCTTTGCTATACTTTCTAGCCTCTCCCCCTTCAGTCTCAATGATATCAATTACAGCATCTACCATCTTTGGGTCGCTAAGAATGCGAGACAAGGCTTGTGCCTTCTTTTTCCGCAGACTAAGTAGAGCAACCTCTGTAGCCACATACTTAGGACTAATCACTCCGCGAGATATGCTGTACGCGCGAGACAATAGGGACTCTACAGACAGGCCCCGTGGAGTCTGTATCTGTATGCCAGATTCTCTAAGCTTTGCTGTAATATCACGATTAAAGATAGACATGGCATCAGCCATACGATCAATACTTTTGAAAGTATCAGCACCAACAATATTTTTTATGTTGTTTGACACGCTGGGGTCTTTTACAAAGTTTAGGAAAGCTTGGTGATCAAAGTCACGGGCGTACTGTCCCGCCCTAATCTCTCTCATGTCTCCATACGTAGCCCTTGCTAATGACTCAACCGTAAGATCAGAGAATAGCTTTCTAGCCTCTGCCTCAGTCTTGTTCATACTCTTAGCTATCTGAGGCAACAGGGCATCGAACCTTTGCTGGCCCTGCGGGTCAGTGATAAAGAACTGCAAGAACCTATCGTAGTTTCGCACGTCCCGCGCACCCTCTTGCGTAGGAGTGTTTCTCAAAACCTCTTTCAAGAAGTTCTCACGCAGATTAAAGTCATTCCTGACCGAAGTGGCTGCACGTTTAGCTGAAGCCTCTACATCTTTTTGTGCTTTTTTGAGTAGATCAGTCCCGCCAAAGAAGTTATCAACGGCGAGGTTGTACTGTACAACACGGTCCTTATCTATTAGCCCTTCTCTCTCAAGAGCATCTAGAGCAGGGCTAGACAGCTTTGAACCAGTTATGCCTTGAGCTTTTTGCAATGCTCGGCCTTGTGATATTTTAGAAAGATCGCTAAGAGGAGCCTCACCTGCCACATCTGCAACGGCCTCTCTAGCGCCACGCACAGTTTTAAGATCGTTTATGTGTCGAGCAAGAAGATCATTCATTATATTTTTTACAATCTTCTTACCTTTAGTCGAGAGAATATACTCACCTGTGTCAGAGTAATAGCCGCCAAAAGTTTTCTTTATCTGATCAACTATGTCTGCACCAAACTGAGTATCTCCATTCATGATCTTTTTCATGTCAAGCCATTTAACAGGAGCCTCTGAAGTTGCAGGGTTGTCAACCTTAAATCCAAGAGCGTTGCCAGAGCGATCTCTGTAGCGTCTGACCACATTGTTTAGCCAGTACTCTTTTGCCTCTCTTAGCCTACCCGATAATTCTGGGTAGCCGCTCTCATCCACCGTCTCTACGATGCTTTCAGCTAACTCAGCCATACGAGAAGCGTTTGCTCTCTCTTTTCCATACAGGTTTCTAGAAGCTTTTGAGAAGCCAGAAGATAGTTTTTGAATGTCAGTCATGCCTACTTTGATAGAGAGTTCCGGCAGGTCTTCTACATCAGCGATCTCTCTCATAATCATAAACACATCAAAGTCAGACAGCCTCTCTCCCTTATCAGCGTATTCTTTTTGAAAGAAAGCTCTCACATCATAATAGCTTATTCCTCTCTCTGCATCATACTCAAACTCTGTCTCATCCATAGCATCTTGTATAACGTCTTTTAGCCTTGTATTCTCTTCAAGAGCTTTTTGTGCAGTAACTTTACCCTCTACATTTGAGAAACCTTCAAGAGTGCCAGCGTTTGATAGCCGCCTGTTACCAAGCCTCTGCAGAAGCTTTGATGAACCAGTGTAAGGAATTACGTTAGTGTAGGCGTCATCGCCGTACAGACCGCGCAACCAATCTGTAATATCAACCTCTACACCTGCATTGTCTAAATCTGAAAAGCGTTTGCTAGACTTTGCGAGTATGTCCGCTCTCCTATGCCTAGCGTAAGCAGCTAAGGAATCGCCTGCAGCTTCAGCGTTGATCTGATACTGTTCCGGTTCAAGAAAACTATTTAAGAACTTTACAAGATCAGTTTCTACTTCTTCTACAGTTCTTTCAGTTTGTCTTAAAACTTCTGTCCCTGCCTCTTGAAGCGTTGCAACACCACCCGTCTCAGGCTGTCTCAAACCAGCAAGGCCGGGATCAGTGCCGTATACATCTTTATCTAGATACTCTGATTCCATAATCTGCTTTATAATACCGTCCAGAGCATCTTTATCTTCAACATTCTGAGTGATAGCCGGATTAGATACTCTGTCCAGTAACTCTTGAACAAAGCCGTCTACTTCATTCTTGCTACGGCTAATTGCGTCAGTCTGTTCTGCAGCCGCATTACGCATCACAGCTACAAACGCATTGAACTTATCATTCTGCACACCAGCCTGACGTGCTGCTCCTGCTAGGTTATCTAGCAAACCACGGAACTCACTTAGCTGCTGATTAATCTGATCTTCATTTTTGAGAAGAACCTCTAGCTCTTTATCAATCTTGCCTATGCCCTTTGACAGATCAAGCTTGTACGTAGAGATGGTGTTCTTCATCATCATCAGAGGTATTAGCCCTGTAGCTTTACCCATTGTAGTCTCAAGAACTTCAGGGTTCACGCCTGCGTCTACCAGATCATTCCTGACTTCTCCAAAGAACTTTAGCTGCCTGTAAACATTCTCTCTAGCCTCTACTGGCAGAGAGCGAATAAAGAAACCAAAGTCTTTGAGGGCTTGCTGATCTTTCTTGGGCAGGTCGCTCAGTCCTGTGATAAATCCTTTCTGAGCAAGCTCACGAACCTGATCATCACTCAAGGCACCGATACTGCTACCAAGCCCAGCTATGAGTGATCCTGCACCTCTAGCCGTGCCAGAGGCCACATCATACAGCTTGCTGAAGCCGACCACAGAAAAGATGCCGCCACCGAGTGCGCCAAACAATGCTCCATACTCTTCACCAAAAACATTACCGGCAATGATAGCACCAGTTGCTGCACCAATCTCCGTAATCGGTATCTCAATAAGTTCTTTAGGTATAGTGTTTACACGCTCAGATCGGGCTAATCGTAACGCAGCCTCTTCTCTGGCTAGCAGGTCTTTGTCGCCTTTGGTTCTGGCGGTGCGGACTTTGTTTCTTGCAGCTTCAATTTTTCTATTGGCTTCGACAAAACGAGTAGGCATTTGTTTAACACGCACGTTAGCTGCTACACGCCTACCATACAGTGTTTTGCGTATACCGCCTAGCTTCAGCGCGTTGGCTATGGGGAATACAGCATCATCCATCATCTTGAGAGTAACCTCTCTGATCTCGTCTTCAGATGCTTTTAGCACAGACTTTCCTAGCTTATCCTCAAACTCTTTGATTAGCTTTTTACTACCCCTTGTAAAAAACTTTACTCCCGCTGCAGTGACACCTGCAACTTCAGGAATAGCGCGAACCACCTGCTCTGTAACGCTGGCCTCTGGACGCCAGTAGCCTGTAATCTCGTTTGCCTCTCGCTCACTAATAGTGCCAACCTGACCAGCAAGACGATCAACAACGCCTTTTACAAACTCACCTTCGTTTTTTAACTCAGGAGAGTCTTCAAACACTTTGTAAGTTGTAGCAAGCGCAGCACCAGCCATGCTTCTACCTTCTTTTTCACGAAGCCTGTCGTAATAGTCCTCATACTTTTTTGAGTCGTACAGAGTCTGCCTTTTAGTGATAAGAGATTCGCCAAGAAAATCTTTCTCTCTATTAACATCAACTACTCTATCTATACCTACCCGTAAAGTGTTAGCCACACCTACAATGTTATCTACAAAGAACTTACCAATTGAAAAACCAGTACGGGCTAATCCTAGAGTAGTCTCCTCACCCGGAAGCCTTTCAATGGCACGTTCAATGTCTGTAGCTCTACGGGTTAGCTGATCAAC